CGCGAACCAAACGGACGATTGCGCCGGGCTCAACGAGGGCAGCCTAGAGCTAGGCCGGAGGACGTCGTCGCACTTGCCGCCAAACAGCCCCACCGACGCGGCGAACGTAGCAATGTCGCCGCTACCCCATGGCAGCGGGCCATCAAAGCCGGTCGTATCCGCGATCCGGCACAGGGCGGATTGACCGGGGGTGAACTCGAGGCCATCGGGCTCAGGTTCGTCGAGACGCGGGCGAATTATTTGAAAGCCATCGGAGCTCCCGCAGCCTTCGCCGTCGACGATCACGGCAGAGGCGGCGACCTCCCGCCAAGCTTGAGAGCCAAATGGAAACGCGAGTGGGCCGACGTCGCTGCCATGCTCGTCGCGAGAGACCGGCGGATCTTCATGGCCATGCTCATCGCAGCCGAAGCTCACCCGGACGCCGAGGAGCGACTATGGTCCCTCGAGTTCCTTTGGGCTATTAGAGAGGCTCTCGTGGCCATGGGACGGCATTTTAGGGTCGGACGGTAGTCGGGTAGCCTTTTGCGGCTAAGGTTGGCTCAGCGGTCAATTTTTGGAGTGGAACGTGACGTTCTCACATGCAACGTGGAACCTGTTATATAGGCATTTCTTTCCAAGGCCCGAAGAACCCAAAGACCCGTTCGACAACTACAACCGCGACGAAACTGTCGAGGAATGGATCAAATGGCGGAAACCCATCAAAGCCGCAGAAGCCAAATGGGAACGAACCCGACTCCAGCGCAAAAAGGAGGGTTGGAGCCCAAACCCCGCTAAACTCGCCAAACTGCGGTTATACGGGTTAGGTGAAAGGGGGAAAAAAGAAATCCGTATGTACTTGGAACAACACGGACTAACCTTTGAAGAAAACCTCGACACGCTCCTTAGGAAGGAACAAAACCTTATCAATATGATCGAGAGCCTCAAGAAAGCTTTGGAGGAAACCCAACGGCGGATCAGAAACTGCAAAGGCAATTGATGGTGCATAACAAACGAAAATTACAATTCAGCACTTGATTTTGAAAGATTCTTGCACGAATGGTCAGAACGGCAGTCTCGGAAAGTTCGCCTCTCCGGGGCTTTTTTAATGTGAGATGTGAGGATGGTCGCAAACCCGTTCAAGCCACCGCAAAACCTTGTTAAATCACCCGAAAAAGACGGACGAGATATAAAAAACGGGCGATTTGTTAAAGGATTTAAAGGCGGTCCAGGGCGGAAATTGGGTTCTCGACGCGACCTCGAGGTTGCGCTCGTCGACGCCGTCGTCAAGCATTTCGAGAAGAAGGGCAAGGTCGCGATCGAGCGCGTCTATCGCGACGATCCGAGCACGTATTTGCGCATAGCCGCTGGCCTGCTGCCGAAAGAGCTACACGTTAACGTTGCTCACGATCTCTCGATCGAAAGCTTTGCCGAGCGGTTCAAGGATCTGATCGCTCGCGCGACTGGCAAACCGCTGTCTTTGCTCGAGGCTGCACAAACCCCAACGAACGATGGGGTTTGTGAGACGCTGGACTTGAAGCCTAATCCTGAGCCTGATGACGATAACCCCTGATATGCAAACAGAGGTTCTAGGTGGCGAAGAGCCTTATCGCGTAAGTGATTGCTGCCTGCTTCCCACGACGCATGGCTGATTGGGAAGCACATGGGAAGCGCGATGTTACGCTTTGTTACGCTCCTAACCCAAACCTGACACCCCTTGCCTCGATTAAGACCCCCCCCCGGTATGTCCCGCTGCTGTGGCGGAAGGCGAAGAGCCTGGGTCCCATCTCCCCCCCTTAGACTTTTCCCTGAAAAAATTATAATTTTTGGTTTGGCATGTCTCAAACGCTTTCCGACCTGATGCGGTTAGCGGCTTCGGCGGGTCTGGACACGTGGCAGCCTGAGCACCAAGCGGAACTGAGGCAACTTCTGCCGGATTTCCGTCGTTTGCTGGTTCGGGAGAGTTTGGTTGAGTGGTCACGGTTGTGCGGGTTTGAGCCGGCGGCGCATCATCGACTGATCATTCGGGAGCTTGAGGCGATTGGGGGGGGTCGGAATGATCGTTTGATTTTATCACTTCCTCCTGGGGCAGCGAAGTCGACGTTTGCGTCTGTTCTTTTTCCGCCGTGGTACCTAGCGAACCATCCCAAGAATCTGATCATAGCGGCGTCTCACACGGTTGAGTTAGCGGAGCGGTGGGGACGAAGAGTTCGCAACTTGATTGAGGAGCATTCGGAGACGCTGGACTTTGGAATACGTTTGGACAATGCGGCGGCGGGTCGTTGGGAGACGTCGACGCATGGCGAATACTTTGCGACTGGTGTTGGTGGGGCGCTTTCTGGGCGGCGTGCTGATTGCCTGATTGTTGACGATTATTTACGTTCGGCGGAGGACGCTGACTCGAAGCTCATCCGGGACAAGCATTGGGACTGGTGGGTTTCGGATGCGGTACCTCGTCTGAAGCCGCATGCGTCGTGTGTGATAATAAATACCAGATGGCACGAAGACGACCTGGTCGGGCGTCTGCTTCGAGAGGAGCCTGGCCGCTGGAAGGTTTTGAACATTCCGATGGAGAGCGAGAGTCTGGACGACCCGCTCCACCGTCCGATTGGGGCCCGGCTATGGCCGGAGTGGTTTACGCAAGAGATGGTTGAGGTTGCGAAGCGCAATGCGCGAATTTGGTCAGCGCTCTACCAAGGCCGTCCGGCTCCGGACGATGGTTCCTATTTCAAGCGGGAGTGGCTGATAGACACCGACGTGCTTCCGGACCGTTCCACTCTCAGGGTTTATGGCGGCTCTGACTATGCCGTCACCTCCAACGGCGGGGATTACACGGTTCACTGCGTCGTGGGGGTTGATAACGAGCACAATCTTTATCTTCTGGATCTATGGCGCAAGCAGGCGTCTTCGGACGAGTGGGTTGAGGCGTATTGTGATCTTGTGAAGAAGCACAAGCCGATGGGTTGGGCTGAGGAGAGTGGGCAGATCAAGTCTGGCGTTGGCCCATTTCTTCTCAAGCGGATGCGGGAGCGGCAAGCGTACACGGTGAGGGAGCAATTTCCGACGCGGCATGACAAGGCGGTGAGGGCTCAGAGCATCCGTGGGCGGATGGCGATGCAGGGGTTACGCGTCCTTCGCCAGGCGTCCTACCGGAATGACCTGATTGACGAGCTGCTGCGGTTTCCGGTCGGGGTGCATGACGATCAGTGTGTTGTGGACGGCACGCAAATTACGATGGCGGACGGGAGCCGCAAGGCGATCGAGTGCGTGCGAGTAGGAGAGATGGTGGCAACGCCGGTTGGGCCGTGCCGGGTTGATGCGTCGGAGATCACGGACGAAGCCGCCGAGGTGTGCCGGGTCGTATTTTCTGATGGGAGCAGCCTCACAGGGACGCTCAACCATCGTATTTTTGTCCATGGCAAGGGCCTTGTGCGCCTCGACGCGTTGAGTATCATGGACCAATGCGTCGGGGAAGCTCAAGGGCTGAAGTTGTCGAATATTGCGGGCACAGGTACCGCCGATATCCCAACGGCAATAGCACGACACATCGGCGCTATTTCACTGCAACGGCGCCCCGGCCTGGCTATCTTCACCGGCATGTTTGGGAAGACGCGCACGGTCCAATCCCGGCTGGGTGCCACGTTCACCACATTGATGGCGATTGGAGCAACAACGCTATCGAAAATCTCGAGTTCGTCACCCCCCGCCAACACAGGCAGCTTCACCCGATGGTGGGGGAGCGACTGGAAAGGCAGCGTATCCATCTGGCATCAATTCGTGAGAAGGCTGCTGAGTGGCACTCCAGTGATGGCGGTCGCGAGTGGCACCGTGGACATGGCCAACGCAGTTGGGAAGGCCGCGAGCGCAAGCCATTTGCCAAGTGCTGCGAGGCATGTGGGGTTGAGTTTCGAGCGACGTTTGAGCGGGCTCGCTATTGCTGCCGCGGGTGCAAACAGCGCGGACCTAGTAGTGGGCCGACACGACGCGGGCGCTATGTTGCAGATGGCGAAGCGGTGGTGTGCGTCTGTTGCCACCGGCCTTTCGTTACGAAGTGGCCTGACATCGCGCGCTACTGCTCGAAGGCGTGCGGCATGCGTTATCGCGAAAGAGGTGCGTTTGGAGCCGATGAGGGTCCGAAACCTCACCGTAAGCGGCGCGCACGTCTACTATGCCAACGGGATCCTCTCTAGAAACTGCGATGCGCTCGGGCTGGTTGGCCAGCTTCTCGACAAGATGCTGGCTCCGGTCCGGGACAACGTGGTTCCGTTCAAGCGGCGTGATGCGTGGGACGACGACGGTCCGTCTGCGGTGAGTTGGAAGACGGTTTAAGGCGGGCGCCATGGGTCTGTGGGACTGGCTGACGGGCAGCACTTCTGCCGCGGCATCGCCACAACCGGCTCCGCTTGCCGCGTTGCAGTCGCCGCCGGTGCGGTCCAAGAGTTTCTCGCCGCTCCCGACAACGGGTCCGGCACTGCAAAACTATCCGACGAGCGCCGACGCGGTGCAGGCGCGGCAGGGCGGCTTTGGCTATGGCGATCCGGCGAGCGCCTACATTGAGGGCACGGCGGGCCGCATTTATGGCGACAAGACGGGGGCGCTTCCGATGGAAGGGCGGGCGCCCATCCCGGCGGACGGGCTCAGTCTTGGCGCATTGATTGGGCGGGGTTGGCAGACGCCAACGACGCAAAATGCCACGCCGCCGCAACGGGCGATGACGCAAGACGCGATGACGCGGGCGGCGCTGGCATTGAACTACTCGCCACTTGCGGCGCTCGGGTTCAATCCGCGCGAGATTACGGCGGACGTCAGCGGGCAATCGAAATTCAAGCGGCAACTTTCCGGCGCGACCGATCCGGAGACGGGCCGGATATTTTATCAAGCGGGCGATCCGGAGACGATTGTGCACGAGTCGATGCACCGTGGATTGCTCAAGCTCGTCAACGATCCGCGGCTACCGGCCTATCTGCGCGAGCGCATTGATCCGTCGAACCCCGATCATGAATCGACGGTGCGGCAGTTCATGAGAGCGCAGGCGGGCAACCCGGAGACCGACCGCACGGCGCTGGCACAACAGGCGCAGGGCGAGCAGTGGACGCCGCAGGAAATCGCGCTCGTCAATCGACTGGCGCAACAGACGATCGCCAAAAACCGCCCGCGCGGGCCTCGCTAGGATAACCCGCTATGCCCCTCTCTCTCGTTGTCGACAATAAGCGTGATCTTCGCGACGAGACTGCTCTTCGGCAGTCCGACGAGGACGACCTTTTTGGCCTGAGCGCCCTGGTGCGTCGGTTCGAGGAGAGCGAGGAGGCGTCCTACGAAGCGCGGGAGCTGTCCGAACGCGACCGCCGCTATGTTGATTCAGACCAGCTCGACGAGAAGGAAGTGAAGGAGCTTGAGAAGCGCGGGCAACCGGCGGTGATCATCAACCGGATCAAGAGAAAGATAGATTTTCTGGTCGGATTGGAGAAGCAGCAGCGGACCCGCCCGCGGGCCTTACCCCGCACGCCGGCGCATGAGCAGGACGCGGAGGCGTGCACGGATGCGCTGAATTATGTGATTGACGACACCGACTTCAAGATGACGCGCAGTGCGGTGTGGCGAAACATGTTGATCGAGGGGACGGGCGCGGTCGAAGTGTGCGTCAAGGGTTATGACGACAGCTACCAGGGCGATGCGAACGAGATCTGCATTGAGATCAAGCGGTTCAGGTGGGACCGGTTTTTCCACGATCCGCACAGCCTCGAGCTCGACTTCTCGGATGCGACCTACTTTGGCGGCGTCTGGTGGATGGATTATGAGGACGCGCTCTCCCGCTGGCCCGACAAGGCGGCTGAATTAGAGCAGACGCTGGCGGGGGCCACGTACAGCGACACCTACGACGACAAACCGTCCTATCAGGTCTGGGCCGATCGCAAGCGCAAGCGGGTTCGCATTGTGCAGATGTGGATCAAGCGGACGGGCGGAAAGAGCGCGGACGCCTGGTATTTTGCGGAGTTCACGAAGGAGGGCATTCTTCTCGACGGCAAGAGCCCGTACGTGACCGACGACGGCGACAGTGAGCCCGGGATGGTGGCGCAGAGTGCGTACGTTGATCAAGAGGGTGCGCGCTACGGCGCCGTGCGGGAGATGATCAGCCCGCAGGACGAGATCAACAAGCGCAGAAGCAAATCCCTCCACCTCTTGAACAGCAACCAAATTCTTTACGAGGAAGGTGTCGTCGACGACTTGGAAAAGGCGCGCTCGGAAGCGGCGCGTCCGGACGGAGTGATCAAGATCGCGCCGGGTGGCCTTGCCGAGAATCGTTTCCAGTTCCGCGAGCGCGTCGACCTTGCCGCCGGGCACATTCAGCTCCTGCAGGAGGCGAAGAACGAAATCGACCTGATGGGGCCGAATTCGGCGATGATGGGCGAGACCGGCGACAGTGCCAGCGGCCGGGCGATCATGGCGAGCCAGCAGGGCGGCATGATCGAGATGGGCGACCTTTTGGACAACCTGCGCTTTTTCGACAAGCGGGTGTACCGGATGGTCTGGAACCGGATAAGGCAGTACTGGACCGGCCAGACGTGGGTGAGAATCACGGACGACGAGCGCAACGTCAGGTTTGCGGCGCTCAACAAGCCGGCGACCACCCAACTGCCGCTCCCGGACGGGCAGGTGATCGAACTGCCCGACATCGATCCGGCGACCGGGCAGCAGCGCATCCAAAACAACGTCGCGCAGGCGCAGGTCGACATTTGGATCGACGATGTCAGCGATGTGGTGGCACCGCAGATCGAGCAGTGGCAGGCGTTGGTCGAGCTCAAGAAGGTCGACGTCAACAACGAGATACCTTTCGAGGACCTCATTCTGGCGGCGCCGAACATCAAGAACCGCGATCAGATCGTCGAGCGGATGCAGCAGCGCAAGCAGCAAGCGGCGCAGCAAGGGCAACCGCCGTCGCCGGAAGAGCAAAAATTGGCGATCCAGGCGAAGCAACAAGAGATGATGGCCGCCGGCAAGGCGCAGGAACATCAGCAACGGCTGGCGTTCGAGCAACAGACGCATCAGCAAACGATGGCGCAGAAGCAAGAGGAGCATCGGCAGGAGTTGGCGATCGAGGCCAACAAAGCGAAGTTGAAGGCGACCGTCGACGCCGACCTGGCGCGGCAAAAGGTCGACCACGACCTCGTCGCGGAGGCGCGCAAGCAAGAGCTTTCGGGGCACTATGAAGGCGAGCGGGCGCGGCAATCGCTCGACCACGAGGACCGCCGCGAAGCCGTAAAGCAGCGCGCCGAGAGCCAGCGCGAGGCCCAAAAGCAAAAGCCGGAACGCGAAGCTGCGACGTCGATCGAGAAGCGGCTTGACGCAATGGCGAAGGCGATCGAGCAACTCGCCGCTGCCGTCAAGGGCAAGACGTCAGCGCAAGGCTCGTCTTCGAGCCCTAGGAGGCCGGCGCGGTGACGACGACGCTCGATCTCGACTTCACCATTACGACGACGCTCGATCCGCGCATTACCTTCTCCCGCACTTCGCTCGCCACGTACTACGGCAGCGACGGGCTGCTGAAGTACGCGGCGCATAACTTCGCTCTGCAATCGCAGACGTTCGACAATGCGAGTTGGGCGAAGCAGAGCGGCGCGACGGTGACAGCGGACAATACGACCGCCCCCGATAGCACGGCGACTGCCGACAGGCTCAACCACGTCACGGCTGGAACGGTGGTAGGCGGCGGCGTCAACCAGACCTTGCCGCAGCCGCCGAATCGAGCCGTGTTCAGCGTTTACGCCAAGGCCGGAACCAAGAACTGGATCAGCATCGGCACCACGACGTTGACCCTGTCGACTTATGCATTTTTCAATCTCGGGACAGGGGTCGTCGGGACGAAGGGCTCCGGTTGGGTATCGATTGGCATCCAGAGCGTGGGCGGGGGCTGGTACCGCTGTTATGGCGAGTTGGCAACCGTGACTGCGATTTTGATTCGGGTCGCGGAAGTTGACGGCACTCTCAATTGCACAAGCCCCGGCGATATCTACACCTGGGGCGCACAGTTCGAGCATGTCACTACGGCGACGACGCCCTCGACCTACATGCCGACGACGACAGCCGCCGTGCATGGCCCGCGCTTCGACTACGACCCGGTGACGCACGTCGCCAAGGGGTTACTAATAGAGGGGGCGAATAATAATCGTGTCCTTCAAACGCAGGACTTTTCCAACGCGAATTGGACCAAGACCGGCATGACGGCTTCGGCCAATCAGGCCGCTGCTCCCGATGCGACAACAACAGCAAATCTGATTACAGCGGCGGCGGCGTCCGCCTATTTTAACCAACCGACGTCAAGCGTTGAAATCGCGCCGGGCACCATCAGCATCTTTGCCAAGCGTGGAACAAGTGATTGGTTCTATTTCAACTTTGCCATGACTGGGGATGCCGCCGCCCCAACTGGCCCTGCGGTATGGTTCAACCTTGCGACTGGCGTCGTTGGCACGATCGACGCAGCGTATAGCGGGGCTTTGATCGAGAGCGTCGGCAATGGCTGGTATCGCTGCCAGATCACCCGCACCGTGTCTACCTCTGCGCCAGGGTGGCGGTTGGGGCTCTGCGACGCCGACAACAGCACAACCGTGACGATCGGGCGGACAATCTATCTGTGGGGCGCACAAACCGATAATTCTGCGTCTGGCGCTACGCGGGCCAGTTCGTATATACCGGCCGCTGCTAGTACAAACGCTCGCGCCGCCGACATCGCGGTGATGACCGGCAGCAACTTTTCGGATTGGTACAACGCGGCGGCTGGCACGTTCGTCGCGGAGTTCGCCTTGCTTACGACGAGCGGGACTCGCTCGATCATCTCGGCTGATGGCGGTTCAACGGCGGAGCAGATCCTTCTTTACGGCAGCGGCACCGATCCGAAGGCAATGGTACGGGACGGTAATGTCACGCAGGCCGATATCGATGCGGGCACTATCGCCGCGGGCACGACCTACAAGCTCGGGGTATCGTTTGCTGCCAACGATATCGCGGCCTGCCTCAATGGCGGCACGGTCGGGACAGATGCATCCGCCACGATGCCAACGCCGACGCAACTGCGCCTCGGGTCCGATGGCACAAACTACCTGAACGGGTGGATCGCTCATCTACAATTCCAGAATACGGCGCTCGACGACACCGCGCTGCAAACCCTCACCACCCCTGGCGCGTGGTCGGGCGGCGAGCCGGTGCCGCCGGCCGTGGGTCCGACGACGACGGGCGGGGCGGCGTTCTGTC